TTATTTATCCTCCTGATTATCAATTGTTGTTTTCTGTTCTACCTGACTCTTTAAATTCTTAACAATAGGCTGCAAGAATGGTGGAAGTGTTACTCCAATGTCATTGATATTTTCTAATATGCTTATGATTTCGTTGCATATAAGCCAGATTGCTACGACACATGCTACAAGAAATGTAAAAGGTAATGTTATTCCTACAACTCCTGCAGAATAAGAAAGGAGCTGGTCTATTATCACACCAACTCCTACCAAAAGCCACATACATATTTTCTTTGCAATTCCTTTTATTCCTTTGTAGCTGTCAATTTCCTGCTTCCTGAATTTTGACGCTGCAACACCTGTGAAATAATCTATTAGATTACATGTTACCAGTAATAACACTGGAACTGCTAAGATTCCCAGAGCACTTAATATAATGCTCCACACCGCTGTTACAATCACTTTTAATTTTTCCATATTTATCCTTTCCGTTGCACCAGTGCAACTTTAACTTTTTATTCCTGTCTTTCAGTTATTGCTTTATATACTTCTGCTTCAAATGTTGCAACATCTGCATCGCACGCTTTCTTATTTGCGATATAGCCTTTAACATTAACAACTGTCTTACTTACCGTTGGCTGTCCCTGCTGTGGTATGTTTGCATACATATTAACAACATTTGTCTCGCTTTCATCTACCTTTGCTGTTATAGATGCATTTAATGTTACATTTTTCTGTATTTCCATAATTTACCTCTTTCTACCGCTGTGCGGATTTATTATTGCCCTGTACCCCATCCAACATCATTATTAAATAGTGCCTGTACAGAGTACGTTATTGTCTTTTTTCCATTCTTTGTGCTTCCACCTATTCCCGATAGCGTATGTGCTTCGTTGTCACTAAAATACCATACATATGTCGCCCCTGCTGATAATTCTATTGCATTTGTCGTCTCTAATCTATGTTGATTTTCTGTTACGCAATATCCGTCCAAATACAATCCACATTTTATTGTGCCATAATCACTTGTATCATCTGTCCATATGCTTACATTTGCGATTATTAAACATGGCCCATGGAATGTTCTTATAAATAACGTTGTATTTAAGTTGTTTTCATATGTTGCCCACCTGTAATTCGGCTGATACGTTGTGTAAGGCGTTGAAAAGCATCTGCAATACAAATCTCCTTCGCTTGTTACATAGAATGTCGCTATTCCATTTTTTTGAACTGAATATACCCATGCATTTTCTCTTGTGTTTCCTACAACATAGTCTGGATTTTGTAGATAAGCTGTATACACTTTGTCTGCTGTCTCACAATATATTGCTTTACTATCTACATTCCATTCGCCAAGCTTTGCATTGACAGTTTGAAGATATCCGGTGTTAGAAATTTTTGTACCCGAACTATCCAGAGAAAAAGTATTACCTCTGATATTAACACTCTTGTTGCCACTAATATTAATAGAACCGCCAGCAGTTAAGTTAATATCGTCTGCAATTGCTTCAATGCAGCTCTTTAATGCTCCTGTATCTGTTTTTGCTATATATGCACTCAGGCTTGCCGTTGTTGCATAATTGTTAAATTTAGCATTAACATCTTCTGGTGCCGGTGAATAGTCTGTAGCTTTTGTACCTTTCTCTATTTTTAGCTTATCTGTATCTACATGTGCATAACTAAATCTCATGTACGCCGCGCCTGTTGGAATCGGTAATGAATGTCTTGCAGAAGTATTATTGCCAGCAACACCACTGATAAATTTCTTATTGCTATCGTAGAAGCATGTGGCTGGGGCATTTCCTAGATTAGTCCATCCACTTGCTATATAATGTGTCCACTGTGATACATCAATGTAGTCCGTTAAATCCCAGTAATTCCCACCAGCTGTTATTGTGCCAGTGGCTGTTATATACTTATTAATGGTTGCAGTACTCTTTATGAACCTATTAACTCCACCGATTTGAAGATTATTTGTATCGTTTTTAGTTGCATAAGTTCCTGATACTTCAAGCTTAATACTGTTACTTTCCGCACTAACAGCTTGCGTAATCGCGTTATTCATCTGTACAGTTGTAGAGTAATGGTCTGTTATATTGTCCTCTATGGTTTGACACCAATCCTGGGCCGCACTGGCTTTATCATCAACATTATTTATGTTGTCTCCAAGCCGATCTATTTCTTTTGCGTATTCTGTTTTAGTTACATAGGTTGCTGAAATAGACTGCTTTATTCCACTTAAATCTGCCGTTAATGTTGTTACTCTATTATTAATTTCAGTAACTGTACTATTATCCGCTTTTTTGCTTATGGCTGTCGTGTTACTGTTAACCGTAGCTTTAAGACTTGTAAACGATTGATTCAGCGTTGTGTACTGATTGCTTACTGTTGTTATTTTACCTTCTACAGAAGAGATATTCGCGTCAATATCCTCTGGTGCTGGTGTCCAGTCTGTAGCTATGTTGCCCGATTCTATTTTAATATCCCAGAAGCTTGTAACTTTACTATAACCGTTGATTCTTATTTCACAATTCTGAGTCGCTGATGTATGAACAAATGTCCATGTATATCGTCCCGATGTTTTACCATCTCCACAAAATACTCTGTGAAATCCATCTCCTAAACCATGAAGCCATATCGTTGCTTTACCAGTTTGACCACCATGCCCTGTAGCCCATACGGAATCGCTAACTGCTTGCAAAGTATATGTTTTACCATTTTCAAGATATACTTTTCCACCAATATATGCATATGCATCTGCTGCATTTGTACTTTTTGCTGGATTAGCTTTAGTCCAACCTGCGGAACCAGTTAACAGGTTTCTTCCACCAATCTGCAGATTAGTTACAGCTGTCGTTATATCCTGTTGCCACACTTTAGAACTTATCTGTCCCTGTACTGTAGATAACTGTGTTCCCTGTGAAGATACTGTATTAGTTACCGTCTGCAATGAGGAATAAAGATTGTTCAGGTCTGTCGCAAGCTGTGGGGCGGATGCTGTAACGCTGCCATCTGTCCACTGTATATAGTCTCTCATCCAGTAATATCTTCCTGCAACCCATGAAGGTCTTGTATTACTCCACGAACCACCACTTTGAGTTGTGTTTGAAGTAGACAAATAATATTGCGGAGTAATTGCAGAAACTCCTTTTCCTGTTGCTCCAGTTGCGCCTTTTAAATCTTCCTTAGCCGGACACCAATCCGTTGATTTATTTCCTTTTTCAAGTTTTAAGCCAACAATCTGATATCGTATATTAGTCTGATTTGATTTATTAAGCTGAATATATGTGTATGTCGCTTTAGTATTATCGTCGGCTGGCATATCATTAGCTGTCTGAAATCTAAGTTCAAAAAAATGTGATTTCCCATCGTTTAAAATTTGAACTGCATCCGTTGTAATAATATCCAATGGATTTGCATAACTTTTACCATCTATTGAAAAAGAAATGAAAGTATGCTTTTTCCCATTGTATATAAAAAAATTAATGCATGTTTTACTGAGAATTGTGACATACCCACTCAGAACATATTGAGTAGATGACTCATAACAATTAACAGAATCTATTTTAATGCCAGCATTTACATTATTTCCTTCGCATATTACTTTGCCATTCTTTATATACTCACTTTTATCAATGTCTGACGCAAATGCTTCAATATAATCATATTTAATCAGATTCCAACTGAAGTTCTTTCCATCAGCGCCTTTAAATTCTCCGGCATTTGCGCGATTTAAAACACTTTGTGCTTTTGTATCTGCTGAATTTGCTGTAGAAAGAGCCGTACCTGCATTTTGTTCTGCCTTGTTTGCAACTGTAACTGCTGTGTCTGTTTTAGTAGTTATTGCCTTAAAAGAAACATCAAGCGTCTGTTTATCACTATCAACATATATCTTGCTGGATTTAAGCGTATGTGTGCCATCATTGTTAATAACATTAAAAAGGCTTCCTATATCCAGTTTTCCAGCAGATATATTTGCGTCCTCTTTTACCATGTCATTACGAATTATTTCACGCTGCACACCTTGTTCTGTAAGTCCTAACGCGTCAAACATTAGATTTCCACTTTTATCCCAGACGTACATATTGTAGTCTGAATTAGCGTCTTTACCTATTTGAACTCTTATTCTGTCAGTATCTTTGATGATAATTGTATTGTCTTGCCAATAAGACATTCCATTTTCGCTATGAACCTTAAATTTAGTAGTGTTAAGGTCAAGTGCTGTAATCTTGCTTGCAGCTATGCTGTCAATCATAGCGTCCTTAATCTGCGCATTGCCGATAACGCTTACAACTGCATTAGCGAATTCTGTTGTTAAGCTTTTACCTGTCGCTGAGCCAAACATTAATGTTTTAATACCAGCAACATCACCATCTAATATGCCTACTTTCTCATATTTAACATTAAGCTGCTCTATGTCAGATTTTATTACCTTTTCTTCTTCTATTGTTGCAAACTTTATGTCTGCCTCATTAGATTTAAGGTAATTATTCTTAATATTCTGCAGCTCATTGTTTACAGACACAATAGTCTCTGCAGTTACCGTATTAGCCTTAACCCATTCTGCATCTACCTTTTTAGCAACCAGTTCCTTAGTAAGCATCATTTCCGCATATGTTCGTTCTGCAAGCTTAGTAGATGGTCCTTTATAATCTGTCTCTGTTTCAATTTCTGTTTTGCCATAAGCTGTAATAGTCATAGCAAGACCGCCATCATATTCCTGAGTTATATTCATAACCGGAACCTTATAAGTCTCCCCTGATTCTTCAACAGTTACAATATCCCACGGATCCAGTCGGATGTCTCCAAGCGTCTTTAAGCTTGCACCTCTATATGTAAATCCTCTTACTTTCTTGTATACAGAGTTAAGCTTTTCTTCTGTTGTAAGTGGATTATCAAATGTTATTCCCAAAGTTCCACTTCCTACTGTAAAAGAAGTATTACTGTCAACATTACATGTAAGATAATCTAAATGGTAATCACTCTCATTCTTTTCAAATGTCATTATTCGTGATTCATTTATCGTATAGCCATTATCTTCATACCACTTAATAACAATTGTTCCAGTTCTGTCTACGCAAGCAAAACCTCCAGCTAAAGAAGCGATATATCCGATAACCTCACGATAGGTATATCCTACCGGTGCAGTATCAATAGTTATTCCATTCAAGCCAGATACATTACAGGGAACGCCACATCCAGTACTTATCTCTTTTAAAACAGATTCTGCACTTACAGGATATGTCAATTCAGATACATATACACCTGTGGTCTTCATCATTCTGTCGTAAGCCGTAAATGTTGTGGTTGCCTGGTCAAGCGTTGGATGTTCTGCAGTAAAAAAGCCAAGTGGAATATACTCATACTTTCCGCTTGGCAGTTTCAATCCTATCTCTATAGGAATCTCTGTGTTTTCAAACAACTCATTTATTCTTTTTACTGTCAGTTCTATCTTAGCTGCAACAGCCGAACCTATCTGTATACCCTCATCAGATGTGGAAGCGGTCTCATAGCTCATCTTTTTAAAGCCAGCGTCAATCCACTTACCATTTATCTTTAATCGTAAGTTAAATGTTCGCGATGGTGATCTAATTGTTGTTGCAAATTGCTCTGATACATTATTATACATAAGCTTAATCCTCAATCATAAATTCAATTGCTGCAATATCCTCTAGTGTTGTTCCATCGTATCTGCTGTCAGAATCACATACAGATATGTCTTCCATCTTAATCATATGTACATCAACATCCGTTTCCATGTTGTACATCTCATCAATCTCTTTTACAACTTCCTGCTCTTTACCTTCTGGGAACTGGTAAGAATCTCCATCCATGACAGCATTCCCATTTTCATCTTTAAACACATTGTTCTGTATTACTTCAGTTCTCTGTGTAACAAAAATATCTACTTCTCCTAACAATGTCTTAAGGTTCTTTGCAATTGCATAATTTACTTTTACAGGCCAATGCTTTCTTAAGCCCTGTAATTTTTTAAGCATTGTTGCACTATTATCAATCTGTTTAATAGTCATTGTCTTTTTCATGTTCTGCTCCTTACTGCTGTATTATAGATACACTGGCACTTCTGTAGTAATAGTTACCATCCCCTATATCACCCAGCACCTCTTTACTCAATGTACCTCTATAGCTTGTTATTGTTATATCCTGTCCATCATCATGGAATGTTATTGGAAAGAATCCGGCGATAAGTTTGTTCTTAATAAGTGCCATCTCATCTTCCTTCAATATTCCCCAATTAATAGATAAGGTCTTCTTTTCAGCGACAACATCACCCAGCATTGTTCCGTCAAGCGCTCGTCCTGTAGAAGAAGACCATATAATCTCATCATCCACCTTGATGGACACAGGAGCCGGAAGCTCCTGTCCGTCACATCTCAGTATCAATTCATCACATCCTTGTTAAGTTATAATCTCACATTTTCCTGTCTGCTTTGTATGCTCGTTAATCTTATCAACCACATATTTTTTTAGGCTCTTTCCATCTAGCTGTATATCAAGGTCCAGTGTCTCCAGTATCTTAAGTATTTGTTTAAGAATACTTATGGCTTCTGCCAGCAGTTCTGTACTGGATGCCATAGTAGCTGCCTTCTGTGCCATATCAAGAAGTTTATCCTCTGGTGCTACAACTTCACCCTGGTGTCTGTTATCACCAATCATGGCAAGCTGGGGGGTGTTTGGCTTAACATATCCACCTTGTGCAAGGTATGGAATCTTGGAGAAGTCGGCTTCCGGTAAATGGAATCCAAAATCTTCGCCACCTATACCCGGTACCCAGTTTGGTACTTTAAAGCTTAATTTATTTACACCTTTTACAACAGCATTAATTCCTCTCTGCATTCCTGAAAGTAATCCATTAATTAAGCCAATCACCATATTAATAGGACCTTTTGCAATATCAGCAATTCCGCTAAATATGCCATCAAAAGCCGTAACTATACCATTCCAAGCACCTTCCCAATCGCCAGAAAAAACACTCTTAATGAACTGTATAACTCCTTTAAATACAGTAATTGTATCGTTCATTAAATCAGCTATGGTTCCAACGACAACTCCAACCTTATTTCCTATAGAATCAAATATTGCTATAAATATTGGTCCTAATAGTTCAGATAAAAATCCAACTACAGGTGCAATAAAGTTGTTATATATTGTCGTAGCACATGTAACCACTTCACCGACAAAATCAAGAAAATTAGCAAGTAATGGCTGTAAATGTTCACTCCATACTCTATCAATTACATCTAAAGCATTCTCCCAGACTGGCTGAAGCATATTATTCCAAATGTCTAAGAATACATCTCCGGTAGTCTTAACAGCCGCTTTTATCCCAGTAAATATCGGCTCTCCCCATTCGTTCCATGCCCCTGCCATTGTATTAACCAAGCCAATCCATACATTTGATATAGATTCAATGGCTGGACTTACACCTTCGCTCCATAAAGAATTCCAAGATGCTTTAAATGTATCAAATATTGTTCCATTTAAAGATAACGTCTGGGATGCAAAATCCGTCAGCATTGGTAATCCAACAGAAACAAAATTTGCAAGTATAGGATATGCTGCTTTATTCCATACATCCGAAAAGACTGTATTAAAGCTATCAAATAATCCATTTAATATACTGCCATTAGTGTCGACCCATGTTACAAGATAATTTGTAAATGGACCATTAAAATAATTTAACAACGGCGGTCCTAATGCTTTTATATCGTTAAACGCACTTGTTAGGTTTTTCTTGGCTGTATCTGTATTTTTTGTAAGTCCATCCCATATTTTTGACATAGATGGAGAAAATGTCGATACACTCCTTTTGCGGAGTTTATCTAATTCTTTCTTTGCCTTATTTACAAAATCACTAATTGCAGATGTTGCATTAGATGTACTTCCACTCACATCTGGTACAAGGTCAACACTTCCGATTCCTGAAGATGTTCCACCTGTACTACCGCTTGAATCAGAACTATCATCTGTTGGCTCTGTCAGCTTATTTATCTGGTCAAAGCCTGCAAGCGACTTTTCTATGTCTTTAGCAGTCTTCTTGGCTGCACTTCCTATATCACCTACATTATCCGCTGCGCTAGATGCATCATCTCCTATACCAGCTATATCCGAACTTATCGAACCCATAGAGGTTGATACATCTGCTCCTGTGAGCATTTGCACAAAGCTGGAAAAGCCATCCGCAACCTTCTGTAATCCTGCCAGCAAGTTGTTAAAGCCACGCAGAATAGGTGTAAACAATGCTATGAAGCCTTTACCAAGACTAGCCTTTAACTGCTGAAACCTTAATGTAAGTATTCTTGTCTGATTCGCCCAGGAATCCTGTGTCTTAACAAAATCACCAGTGGCATTGGACAGTGCACTAGTAACATATTGATAACGAAGCATTACTTTTTCCTGCTCTGTCATCTTAGCCGTAGTCTTACCAAAACCATTATTAAGTGCATACTGGTCTAAGTTCGTCTGAGTCATTACTACGCCCAGGTCCTTAAGTGTCTCAGTCTCGCCAGTCCAGATGGATTTCAGCTTTGTATATGCTTCATCTGTGCTCAAATTGTAAAATGATGCAACATCACCTGTTAATCCGGTAACATCTTCTGCCATATCAAGTGCAGCCTGTCCTGTAATACCCATTGCATTACTCATCTGGCCAAATACACCCATGTACTTCTTAGCAGATAATTCAGATAGTCCAAAGTTAGTCATGGCGTTAGAAGCCCACTGATCTGCCTGTCCACTTAAGTCCTTAAATGCCGTATCTACAACATTCTGTACTTCTGTAACATTAGAACCAACTTCTATGCAGTCTTTCGTAAACTTAGTAAAAGCTGCTATACTTAATCCAGCAGCTATTTTCTTTCCCATACCAGAAAAGATGGATGTTGCCTGCTTTGCTGCCTTATTGGAAGCACCTGTAAGCTGATTAACTATCTGTGAACTGTCTATGCCAAGTTCCAGAGCTATCTGTCCTACTACATCCGACATACTCCCTCCTTTCCGGCATTTAAAAAGACCACTTTCTACTTAGAGAAAGCGGTCTTAGCCCAATTTTGGAAGTCACTCCAATACTTATTGTAATTTGCAGGATCTTCCATTAATTTTCTATTCCTTCTTAATATCCAGTCATTGCGGATTTTCTTCTGTTCCTTCGTGAACTCCTTTATAACCTTAGAATCTTTTTCTGCTCTGATTCCTACAATTCTCCCAAGTGGTGTTTCAGGCATTATTCCTGACAATAAAGAACAGAATTCAGCCCATGACATATCATCTTCTGTTCGCAATCGTATGCCATACTGGGACAGGAAGCTGGCTTCTATCAGTTCCCAATCATCCCATATATCATAATATACCTCATTATGCTGAGGGTGTCTGCTCCTCGCCGTACGTTCCCATAGCAACCTGCATGATTGTATTATACATTTCCTTATATTCAGGAATAGGAAGGTCTAATGCCTCAATCTTATCTGAAGCATCTTTTCCTACAAGCATTTCAAGGCCTTTAATCATAAATGCCATATCGTCCTTGTTTTCCTTGCTTTCTGCTTCCTGTGCCATAGCCTGTATATTAAGAATTGTACTCTTTCTGTTATTAACAGTAACAGCCAAATCTTCTGTTATACGAATCATAGGCAACTGGTTCGTAATCTTCATAGATATATCTATTACTTTAAAATCTGTCTTTGCCATTATTCAAATCCTCTCTTTCTTTAAGCTGCTACATATGCTATATATGTTGGCTTTCCATCCGAATTTGCATCCCATTCAAGCGCATCAATACTTGTAGCATCTCCACCAAGAGATTTTACATCGATTACTGCAGGTACAAGAAGCTGATCAAGATTAGGGAATATAATAGACACCCATGTATTGCAATCCTGACCTGTCTTCATAAATCGACTTGCTACATAATCATTTCCTTCATCTCCATAGTTACGCTTACCGCCGAAAGACATACCAAGTGACTTACCTGTCATGAGCCTTCTTACCCAGCCAGCCTGATCCATTGGATTCCATTCCTCAATGGTTCCATCTACAGATATACTTAAGCTCTCTGCATCTTTTACGATCTTAGTTTCTACTGTTTCTGGCGTGTCCGAATTCTTTCTTCCAGTTATACATACTCCAAACTGAATTTTATGTACCGGATTAACCCCTGTTAATGGTGTAGCTTCCGCGTTATACCCAGCTATCTTTGTATTCTGTGACATACTTCTACCTACCTTTCATAACAAAATTTAAGTTCTATGACCATTTCAAATATTCCTTTATCATCTGTATCAACCTCAATCGGTGCTGATACTAACATTTCTGTAAAAAGAATATTTGTGTCATTAATGTTTACATGTTTCATATCTCTGAGCTTGTCGTAAAGCTCCTGTGAGACTTTTTCAGTCTCCCTGACACTTTTATTCCAATGAACCAGTATACTTATGGATTTGACAGCGTAAGAGCTGTTCTGTATACCCCCAACAGCCATCTGAACATTATCTCCCCTGTTAAGATGGTATACACCTATGCTCTTATCTTTCTTATCATCAAGCTTTCCACAATATACATGGTCATCAGCCGCTATTCCAAGACCTGCTATAAGGTCTCTCACATCACCTATTCCTAACATCCTAACATCACAACCCCGCATTCTTTTTATAAAACTTTCCAAATGCTTTAGGTGCAAGATTCTGCTTCTTACCACCTTTCATATAGTCATCAAGCCATCTGCCTTTAGCATTCGCATTTCCTTCATGTTTCTTGCCGCTTTCATCTGTCCACGGCGTCTGATGGAAGTTGTATTCCGGATGATAATACAGCCGTCTGGCGTATGGTGTGCTAGACACAAGATATGCTTTTCCCTGATCTATATCAGATAAATCAACAAATGTGCTTTCATTCTGTAATGCACCTGTATCCCTCGGTATAACCTGGCTCTGAACGACATCTGTATGTATTGCTTCTGCTGTCTGTGCAACTGACACTTTTGCTGCTGCCGTAAGCTTCCTTACCATAGGCATATTAAGCTTCACCGTTGATTTAACATTTCTTGCCATTACATCACATCCAATCTTACATAATTAACCGTACCATCCGGATTACGGCACTTCGTACCCTTGTATATATGCCTTGTTATACCGAACACCGTTATATCACCTTCGGTAATTACCGGAAGCTCCGGTGCAATATCTCCTGGTATCAAAGCACATCCTTCAAGTTGTATAAGAACCTTTTCTGCCGTTAATACGGTCTTACCGCTGTCCTGATAGTTACATAAGCCATCCCATATAACAGGCTCAAGAGGCTCTCCATAGACATTCCTGCCTTCCTGTTCTATCTCAAGATGTATTTCTGTTTTACACATGCTCTTTAATATTAAACACGGGTATTTCATATTCACACCCCCAGACTTAAACAACACAAACCTGTCTGACAAAGTATCTGGTATGTATCGCGTTTTACAGCAATTCCATTCTGTACAAGGACATTCCAACTGCTGCCAAACTGCATAGATACTCCATTTAAAGAATAGTTCTGTAAGACACAATTAATCATGTCCTCATTCTCATATTCAAAATCAGCCATCTCACAACACACATCTATCAGTATGCCCTGCTGGAACTCTGTCAGATTATTAAATCCTCTTGATGTTATACGATTAAAAGTAAGCGAGTCGATATGCCGGCTCGCCTGTTTTAATCTTCGTTCTATCTGCTCATCTGGGATAAGTCTATGTTCACTAAGGTACTGCTCTTTACTTGCATATACCATAGGCTCACGCTTCCAAGGCAGCTCTAATCTTCTTTATGATGCCTTCCTGTGATGTTGCCTGTCCAATATCTATGCCCTTATCCTTTGCAAATGCAGTTAATTCTTCAACTGTCATAGCTGTTAAATCGACTGTTTCCTGCTTTTCTGTCTTAAGTGCATTAAGTTCATCAAGTACCTTCTTATACTGCTCATATGGAACAGTCTTGCCTCTTCCATAAGCTATAACGTTGCCCTTATCATCAACAATATCATAGCCATCAGCAATATAGCGCTTCTGCTCCTGCTCCGCTATTGTATATTCCTTATTTGCTTTTACTGCCTTCATCATATACCTCCTATTCTCCGTCTACATTCATAGCACAGCCGTCTGCCTTTTTCTCAAGTAAGAAAAGGTCGCCATAGTAACGATTCTGATAAAGGTAGCCATCTGCTGTCCTCGAATCTGTTCCTGGTGTGAAGAGCTTGATGTAGCTGTACTTATCACGACAAACTACGCAAGATGTATGAATAAGGATCATATTAATCTGCTTAGCTGTTCCAGAAGCAACACAGCCCTCTGTAAATTCATACTTTGTCTTCATTCTTGCAGATGGTACACTCTTAAGCTTTACATCATCAAGGCTGTGTACCTTACGATTGACTGCATTAGAGTCACCTGAGACATCCATAGTTCTCTGTATTCCCTCTGCCTTCTTGGCAATCTTCTTCATCTTAGGAGTAAGATAAAGGATCCTGCCTTCCTCTGGAACACCAGCTTCATCCATAGCTTCCATCATATCATCAAATACATCTAAGAAGTTAGCAACTGTAATAGCTGTTGTGTTGATATTGCCCGCCTTATATGTATTAAGCTCTGAATAAAGCTTAGAGAATCTGTAGCAATCCTTTTCAGGAATAGCCTGCTCTGTTTCAAATGTGTTCTGAATGTTAGCAACTGATAATGTTAAATTAGTCTCATCAATATCCATTGGATCCACAAAGAACTCTATATCTCTGTCGTGAGATAACTTCTTTGGCTCCCAGTCATTGCTTAATGTACCAGCATTAAAGCCTGGTGTTCTTGTGTGGTCTTTATAACCACTTACTGTCATTCTTGGTAACTTGATTGTCTGTGCATTGATAAATGTTACCTGTGGATTAGACTGTGCTAAATCGTCTGAGCACAGCTCCTTTGCGTACTTCTGCTGTAAAAGCTGTGTAAATTTTTCTGCATACTCATATACTGACATATAGTTTTACCTCTCTTTTCTTATAGTCCGAAGGCTCTCTTAAGAGCCTCTTCATTTGCCTGGTTAGTGTTGCCGCCTCCTGGTCCTCCTATCTGGAATCCACCATTGCTATCTGTCGCCGGCTTAAGCGCTGGTACATCCTTAAGAACCTGTTCAAGTGCAGACTTAACATTGTCCTCTGATATCTTCCCATCTGTACCCTTTACCTTGCTGAAATCAGCCATCTTTAGCACATATGGTACTGTCTTGGCATTAATACCAAGCGTCATTGCTACCTTTGTAGCTGCAAGTTCGATCTGGGCCTGTTCAGCAACCTTCTGTGCTGCTGCCACTTCATTCTGAAGATTAGCATTAGCGTTCTGCTGCTGTTCTGTCTGCTGCTGCTTATTCTGCTTAAATGTTGCAATAGCCTGACTTATCTCATCTTCTGATAATCCCTGCTGCTGGAAATAGCTTTTAAGCACAGCATTCTCTTTCTTGGCCGTTGCATTATCCAGCATTGCCTGTATCTTGTCATAATCAACACCAGCTGTCTGCTGATTATTCTGACCACTCTGCTGTCCTGCCTGTCCATTATTGTTACTTCCAGCATTCTGGCCGCCGTTACCATCTCCGCCCTCTGCGAAGAACTGTAGATTCATATGTAATGTCTTTCTCATCACTCTATCTCCTTTCTTCCGTTTACCGCCCGTCGGCATTTTCCTAAAGTTTAGTGCCATTAAGTTTTGGGCATAAAAATAGCACCCACAGCGTATTGCCATGTGTGCTTAATAACTAATATTAAATTGTGTTGCACTGGTGCAACTTCGGACTATTCTATTATAATCCAATCTTCTGCAAGCATGTCAGTCTGACTTGCTAACCAAGGGACTACATTCCCCTGTGCAGTTTTCATGGCGATATATGCTCCATACTCTACTAATCCATTCTCATTAACAAGACTTGCTGCAATTTCTGTACAAGGAGCATATGCACCAACTGGAACATAATATAAAAACATTTCCTTACCGTTCCATCCAGCTCTTGCTACTTTCTTACCTTTTTTCAGTGCTTCAATAGCAATTCCAAATGTCATATTATCACATCTTCTATACGCTTCATAAAACTGTTTCTTAGGACACCAACTCTCATATCCATCAGAATATCTTATATGATAACCTTCATCTGCCGGGTTCTCGTCACTTGGTATCTTCCATCCTCTGTATGCATTGTATTCGCCTCTGCTCATTGGCTCTGCTGCCACCACTTTTACTCCAATATAATCCTTCATTTCTAAATCCTCACTTTCTTAAAATTAGGTATAAAAATACCACCAATCTCTCGACTGGTGGCTGTTAATCCCATATTATTTCTGGTCTTGGCATTTTCTTTGGCACTACTGTTCCATATTTCTCAATTGTATAATCAAAATCATCTTCTATGCATTTCAACAATAATTCAGCATATTCTTCCTGATTGAAATCCAGATTAGGCGGAAAGTTAGGACAATAATCAAAATGCATAACAAATTGTAAATGTGCCTTTTTCAATTTCTTTATCATTTTGCTGCCTCCTTCAATTTCTTTTCAAAATATTCTAATGATTGTGGAAAATATTTTTTCATTTCATCATATCGAACTTTATCAAATTGTGCTTCAAACATATGAGCAAATGCTTCTGATGTAATATTTTCAAGATTATCCCAATAATCATACATATGTCCAGCACAACCTCTAATATTTCCACTTGTTAATCCATCCAATAAATCTGATACAGCCGAGTGCTTACGCATATCCTGCAAATCACCACTAATCGCTTTATCTACTTTATCATATGTTCTTAAATTATGCTCTTTTCCATATCTTATCCTATATTGGTAAACATCTTCATTAAGTAATGCCTTAAATTGTTTATCATTTGATACTGTTCCAAGTGCATCATCTATCAAATGCCCATGTTCATGAAACCATGTTGCACCAGTACCTCGTAAGTTATCTAAATCAGCTCTATAGTGCATGGATATTTTTTTAGTTTTCGTATTATAATGTGCAGTACCTTCAAACAACGATGTTTCTATTGTATCTCCACTTGCATACTTAGCAAATAAGTGTTTTGCATCTTTATTTCCATGAGAAAACTTTTCTTTAAGAATATTATAATATTCTTTATCTATATTTGTATCATTTCTTAACTTATTTTTAAATATACTTAGGTCTGATTCCATTATATCATTCTTCTGGCTATTTGCAACTACATTCTCCCACTGTTCCTTTCTTACCCCATACATCTTCTTATTATCCGGATCCAGTGAGTACTTCGACAATCTGTTGAACTGCTCAACCATCCTACCTGCATATTGCCGCTTCTGGTCCTGCTTGTAATCTTCCTTAACTTGCTCAAGTTCTTCCTTGGTAAACTTACTGTCTGGCTCATCATCAAGTTCATGAAAGTATGTTGTATGTACATCTTTGCAGTTAGGATGGTAAAGCCCTGCTGCCATAGCAGAAGACATAAGTGGATAAGGACCATCAGATGACTTACCTCCACTCCACACATCATCTATGAGAATCTTTCCAACAAACGGAAGACATTTAGGACAGGCATTAGCACGCTTATTCATGATAACTGTACTAATTCCCCATGATTGTCTCATTTCGCCTTCTCCGGTCAGATATGCACGCTTGTTAGCTGTCTGAATTGCCATCTTGGCATAGTCTTTCATGGTATGCCTTGCGCCATTTGCATATTCAATACAGTTGATACCGGCTTTAAGGAAATCCTTTGTAGCCATATCTACAGCCTTCTCATATGTTCCTGCGCCCGTATTCGCATAGACCTGAGCGTTAAATATTATCTGTCGGTATTTATCCTCCGACATTCTAAGCATTGCTTTTTCTGCCCTGCTAAAATCTGACTTCGTTGCTTTAATCAGGGCATTAAGTTTTCTTGTATTGAGTCTGAAAAAAGCACCCTCAGCGCCTTGCGACACCTTAGAGGCTTTCAACCCTTTCTTTAATGCTCTTAATATTTTCTGCTCCTGTTCTGTTCCGCCTTCCTGTCTGGCTGCAAATATCATTGCATCTATAGAATCATTGATATCACTGAACTTCGACAAAAACATTTTCTTGTTCTGTGCTTTATATTTCTCAAGCGCCTTAAGCTGTTCTACCTGCCACTGCGTCCAATTATATCCTTCTTCTATTTCTTCTGCCCTATGTCCTTCGAGATTTCTCATCATTGAAGCTATCAGCTCATCTTCTATGGCACGGAAGGCTTCCTCTATGTCATATTCTGTATTAAGTGCCATAAGCTACCTCACTTGTTACCATAACCTGTGAAACTGTTATCAGCACCATTAACTGAGAAGCCATCTGCCTGCATATTAAGGGCTGGCTCTTCCATATCGGATATCCCCTGTTCTGCTTTAAGCCTTGATATCTCTTCCTGCTTCCATTCATCATCCTTGGTATCTCCATACAGCTCATCAATGGACGCTTCTACACTCATAATGCCTCCCTGCTTGGCTTTGCTCACTGTCTCAACCTGGCTCTCAAAGCTAGGATTCGCATATTCACCAAATGTCACATCAACATCAATGTCCTGTGTTGTTGAATTATTAAGTGTATCTATCGCCTGCAATGTCATTTTTACAAGCTTCGGAAGAACCTTCTGGAGCTGATTTACAATATTGTTTCTACTGTACAGCGTTGCTTTTTCCTTCTCCCTTTGTGCTTCTGCATTATCAAGCTTCTTTACATCTATTCCCAATGTAGAAGGGCTCATGATTCCCTGTAAGCAAAGGTCCAATGCCGTGATATATGTAGCAAGATACCCTTCATGTGGTATTTCACTCTGTTCTCTTTCAATCTTATAATTTGCACCTTCTGCCATAGGAGACGAATACTGTATATAAGCGTTATCAAATGAATTTGGCAGCATAACAGCTCCATCACTTGGATTTCGAGGAAGTAAATTCTCGGGTATATATTCCTTTGTACGGTTATGTCTTAAGGCATCCATCCACTGGCTCCATGCTTCATCCAGTGCATCAAATTCATCTATCTTACTGTCATAGATACTTTTACCTCTACCTTTAAACTTCGCTGATTTATAGAACATGATCGGTATGGCCATCATAAAACTTCTATCTTCCCATGTTACAGGTCTTAAACCTGCAAGCTCCGGCACATTGCTAATATCACATTCTTTGTTATCTCTTGTGAGCATATATGTGATATAGCCTTTGCCATACGTTTCAAGTAGGATGTATTCCTGATTCTTAACTGTATATATTGTCTTAAAAACAACCTCTTTCACTCTGCCGCGTTCTCTTATTATCTCTACCCTGTCGCCTGGATAAAACTCTATAATCGGATACTGGCTTAGATTCGTATCTATGGATAGTTTAAATGCGCCATCTCCAACAATAAGAGTGTCTGTTATTGCCTGCTTTACAAGTTCTGCAAAATCGTTTTCTTCTGCTATCTTATCCCAGTCTGACTGCCTGCTGCCAACATCTATCTCGTTCATATCTGCAACAACAATACTCGCAAGCATATCAACCAGCATTGCCGGTAATCCTACATGTATCTTTCTTATCGCTAATCCAGGAGAGCATTTTGCAGCCCAGAATCTTGTCTTATCTCCATCAATCTGATCATACAGCTGTGACAGCTCTTCACTTACACCTCTGTACCATATCTTATTCTTAATGGCATTACCTTCAAAGTCGAAGATTTCCTGTATATTAATTATTCCTCTCTGTGCCGGCTGCACACGCAACCATGTCCTTATTCCATCTCTTATCTTATCAGCCATAGTATTAAATATGCTCACCTCTCTCACTCTCCTATCTGTTCTCTACTCCAACTTTGTCCCTGTATGGTATCCAACCATATTGCGTACTGTTTACCATGTGGTCATTTCCATCTTCCGGCTCACAGTCTTTATCTTCCAGCCAACTGTATACCTGCAGTTCCCCTGTGTAGTTCGTGCATGTATCTACAACATAATAACTTGGCTCTTTGCCCTTTTCGTCGTTAAAGGACATCCAGCCAAGCTGCAGGTTTATTCTGTCTATTATTGTTACTTTCTTATATGCATTATTGAATATATATAGGCATTCGTGATGCTCTCTCTTATACTTGGCAAATTCTGTTATTGTTGCCTGATCAGCATTATCAATAAAGGTGTTCTTTGCCATGCCGCCCCATTCTTTTCTGTTGCGTTCCAGGAAGTCTATGTAATTCCTTACTGTATCAGACGGTGCTATGGGGATATCAAGAGCTGCATTGTTATATACCCTTTCTGCCAGTATAATTAGCTTTCCTTTGTTTGTTATTCCCATATAGGACATTGCAATAGTATCAGGACTCTTAGTTGAATATGCCGTATCAAGACCGCTTGTATATATTACAAACCATTCTGTCTGCTTGTCGTCATATTCTCGCTTAATAAATGCCTTAGCCTGTTCCTTAGTAATAACATGCCGCCTGCAGAAATTAGAAAAGACAAGACCTGTAGCCTTGCCTCTTAATCCTAATATCTTGTTTTTATATATCTTAGTACCTGGAGGATAGCTCATTTTCTTCTGTTCTATCTTCTCAGGTGTCATAGATACGTTATCTTCAAATGTGAAGAACCAGTATACCCAGCCTTTAATAGGCTCACAGCCATTAAGGTCCTTCCATATCTCTTCCGGCACATCTGCCTTGTACTTATCAATCGGTCTTGCGTGATTAATATATTCGCTGTATATGGGTAATGTAGGTGCATCTGGATTAAGAGTGCCAACAAAATATTCACTTCGTCCGAATATCTCTCGTATGAAGTCTATATTAGCTGTGTTGCACTCATCTACCCATACACAACCAAACTGGCTTCCAAGTGCATTCTTCCACTTACTGGCATTATCGTAGCCGAGAATATATATTATCTTGGTACTGCTGCCAGTTTTGAATTTAATATGTGGAAGTTTATTCTCTTTATCACCGTTTCCACAGTATTCCAAATTAGGGAATATCTGAAGCAATCCCATATCTGCATTGATGATATTCTTCTCGATAACACCTGTCGTATTACCGGCTATAACATGTAGCTTCATATCTGATTCTGCTACATTCATGATAAACTTCACAGCAACCGTTGTTGTCTTACCTGATGCAGTAGAACCTTCAAGGAATTCTGCTCTTGCCGGTGTATCTATGTAGTCCCAATACTTATCACTTAGAAGCATCAGGCTCACCCCTTGCCTTACGCTGAGCAAGAAGCTCTGCAAGCTCGTTTTTTACAGAATCATTAATATTAGCTTCTATCTTGTCTGTAAACATACCAAGATGCTTGCCAAGAAGCTCCAACGCCCTTACCTTATCACATGGCTTGACCTCCAATCCATCTCGTCCTTTCTTAATAACAGCTAAGGCACGCTTCTGTTCTTCTGTAAGCTCTTCTGTCAATACTGGCTCTACAGTCCTGTATGTAGCAGGTTTGCCGTCCTCATTCAGTATATCTACAAGTATACCGCCTACTTCGGCTTTCATTTTCTTTTCAACTACATGTGCATAATCTGCTGTATTAGAAAAAGCTATCAGTGCCAATTCTCTAATTACTCGCTCCTGAGTAATCTCTGTCTTGCGTGATAGTTCTTTTTGTCGCTCTCCTATGTACTGTGAAATTGTAGTATTTTGTAGTAATTTTGATGCATTTGTATTTGCATACTTTTCTGTGTACCCCGCCCTAATAGCCGCTTGTGTAGCATTAAGATCTATAAGGTATTCATCACAGAATTTCCGTTGTTTGTCTGTTAATCCCACACAATCAGCTCCTTTCTTGACATGCAAAAAAGGCACCAGCCTTAAGCCAGTGCCTTACCGGGGGTATTAATATTTAATAATGGAGAAATCATGCTGTCCATCAAGTCCAGTTTAGATATTAACACAGACAAAACGAACAGAGCGAACAAACTTTAAATTTTTGATAAGAATCTTTCTACTGCCATTCTACAACTATCTGCTGTGTGGTGTTTTCCCATCTTTCTTGCTACCTGCACCCAGGATAAGCCTTCTATGTATCTTAATGTTATAAGCCGCCTCATTCTACTGTTATCAATTTCATTTATGCATTGCTCTATTAGATTAATCTGTGTATCTATCTTTTCTTTAACATCCATCTGCTGCCGCTGTCGCACTAAAAGAAGTGTTCTCTTCCGTGAATATGCCGGATAAGGGAAGCCTTCTACAACAAAATGTTGCTTACCCCCATTTCCACCTGTAACACTATCCTTTTCCGTATATCCTTCAGCTTCCATTTTATCCAGTTCTCTTTGTATCTTATCAATCGCAGCCTGTATTTCCTGTTTCTCCTTGACCAAATCATTGTACTGCTTAAGAAGGTCTTTTATATTGTTATTTTTCAAGTTATTCATCACCTCCCCTCTTCTCATCTGCTGTCTGTGAATATCTAATCTCCGGCTCTCTAGTCAGCCTGCCACATAAAATTACTCTGTTCATTATTTTTCCTCACTCTCTTCTACATAATCATCCCAAGCTTCATTAAGCACCTTGGCTCCATCATCGTCATCCGTAACAATAATCGTGTACTCGCCTACCTTAGTCGAGATAAATCCTGCATTACTATCTTTAAGCATTTTAATTAATGTATCAATTAACCCACTCATCTTTATTCCTCACTTTCCGGCTTATCACATCGCTCAAATTCGATAACCCACACCCACGGATTTGCATTCCAACCATAGCGGTCAAAGTCAGATTTCTTGATGGTACTGTCCCAAAGATACGAAAACGCATCCTTTGCAGTTCTAGGCATATCCTGCCACCAAGTACCACCAAAAAACGATTTTCTATTTTTATTGTGATAATCAATCCACCAATCATCAGTTACAGCATACTTATAAAGATTTCCATCCTTAGAGTATCCTCTTATACCCTCTGCTTTCGCCTGTGCTTCCGTTATCTCCCGCAACCGTTCCACTCTCACATCCGTAACTTTAAGCCAGATGCGTGCAGCTTCTTTCGGCATGTGGATGGATGGGTGCCATCCAAAACCAGCAAAATTTAGGCTTTCTAACTTGTATTTGTCGCAATCAGCCTTGTACATTGTCAGTCCAGCATAATCCATCCATGTTTCTCGGACATACAGAATATCGCCCGGCTGATACGGTGGCTTTACATACTTAATAGAACCGCCGCACTCATCAATGCCAAATCCAAAGCATCCTACCTCTTTCTTTTCTGTGCTGTCTGTAACAAAACCGAGCGGAAATGTATGCTTTCCGTCTGGCTGAGGCTTTACTAACCGCCGAGTACAACTCTTTCTCCCTTCCAGAATTGCTCTCACCATCTCGGTATGGAATAAAATAGGTTTAATTGCCATCTACTCCACCACCTTTCGTAATCTCGATTGCTTTATCAATAAAATAATTTGGGTCATAATCTTGCAATGGGTCTTCACATTCTTTTCTAAGTTCTTCCAACTGCTCCACAACCTTGTCTACATCATAAGCTGTCGGTTGCCTTCGTATTAATTCACACCACAAATCTACAAGTGAATCTGTACAATTTTTTCTTGTAAACTCTTCAAATACATCTGCGTCAATCAATCTCATTCTTCATCACTCCAATCTAATTTTTGACCGCAATTCCAACAAAACATTGTATTCTGCCGTTCGTTCATGTATTTTTCTAAACATACATTTCCGCAAGTAGGGCATACATAAGCATATACTCTTTTTAATACGCCTCTGTACGAATCGGTTTTTCTCGGCTTCCTTGGTATCTGTTTTTTAAGTGCCTGTACTGCCATATCACAAGCCTTTATAAAACTCTCAGCATAATAAAATTCTAGTATTTCTTCTGAACCTTTTAATTCCTTTATCCACTCTAATGCTTCACTCTCTTTCATATTATTTCTCACTTTCTAACAACTTTGCATTGTCAATAATGTTGCCGATAACAGAACATTCATCTAAAACCTCATAACTTTCGGCTGATAGTTTGTTTGTCACTTGAAAAGAAATTGTTCCCTCCTGATAAACATCTCTCCATCACACCAGAAGTAATCTTCCGCTGGCATGTAGTTCTCTATAACTGTCTTATTGTTACATGTATATGTTCCGTCTGCTGCCACACTCTTAGAACATTGCTCACAGCAGGTATACTCACATAGGTGTTTATGTCGTCTTCTGCTCATCCGGACACCTCTCTATCTCCACTGCAATACCGTCTTTCTTTGTTATTTTCCACATAATCGTCTCCTTCTACTTTCTCAAAATAAAACTTCACATTATCCGACATATGCTTTACTATACCAAACCGCTTCGCCACTTGATAAGGTATGCTGTCACGCATAAGCCTTTTATGTATTTCTGAAAGATACTTTCGAAATCCCTCTACATCTAAAGTGGCTTTATAGTGGTTGCAGCTCCTACAAGCTGGCATGTAATTTGAAATGTCGTCTGCTCCACCTATCCTAAGCGGTGTTGCATGGTCTACCTGCATATCTTTGTAAGCTATTTCTGTACCACAATAAGCACAATGTCCGTTATACATGAGATATACAGATTGTCTCACTTTTTTAGATATTGCTTTTCTTTTATTCATTCTTACCTCTCAATTCTTTCAGTTTTGCTTCGGCTTCGGATTTTGTCAGAAACCAAGTTTCATTAAAGAACCTATCTGTTAAAATATGTCCTGTTCCATACTTAACATTCTGATCACACTCTAAGTACCAGCCGCGCCTTGTCAGTACGAAATTCTCTACTTTCTGATGATAGACTTTGTTATTTTCACTATGCCTATTTAATATGTTCAGCTTGTAATTGACCTGACTAGGAACAAAATAAACATCATCTCTGATTTTACAAGGTAACTTGACAAGTCTGCCCTGTTCCTCTAAGTCCTCATATTCTTTCAGTTTTTCTCTTAAATCAGCTATCGCCCATAAATTACGATAAAACAATGCCAGAAGTCCTACTGTACTATCTATTTCTACTGAAAGCATAGAACCCATATATTCCTCAAATTCTTCATCTGATAAATCAGTTAAATCTACATTGCAAATATCTTTCATAAGACTTCTTGCAAGCTGCCTACTGTCAATGTCTAAATTGTAATCTCTGTATCTTGCATTACGCTTATTATCTATATAGCAACTATTATGTGCCAGTTCAATCATAGACATATCAGATGTATTTTTATTACTTGTAAGTCTTTTCATTTGCCTTCCTCCTTCTGCTGCCATCTCTATTGTATTTATCCGCCGACTTATAGAACGGACACGGCTTGTCCTCCTTGGCACAATATAACTCAATAAGCCCCTTACAATCTTTCTGTTCCAGATTAATCATAATACAATCTCTATTGACCATCATTACTACCTCCCTCAAAAAGTCCCTTTAATATTGCATTAGCCAATTTATCCAACTTTTCATCTATTTTTCTATCAAGTTTTTTTGATACCTCTTCCTGCTCTTCATCTGTTAAAAGTGCCAGTTCACAGGTTTTCTTAATTCTTTCTTCAGCAAATGCCTTATCAATACCTGTATTAAGCATTGCTCTATATACAGTCTGTATTGCTGTTCCTAATTCTCCAACAAGTATTACTGGTGTTCCTTTTATTTCAATTCTATTTTTATCACATTTAATCATAATCATTCTCCATATTCTGTATTTATGCGGTCTACAGAGCTTTTAAGTGCTCTAATTCTTCCGCCAATGTAACCGCGTTTATTCGTGCTGCTTCTATCCGCATATTATCCGGTGTTGTATCAGATGCGCTGTAATCCTCGATAAACAGAGTAATCTTGCGATGTGCATCACATATTGCTTCCCAGCAATTCATATAGTTTCCAAGTGCGTCTACTTCGTCCTCACATTCTGTATTTATCGCATTTGCTGGCATTTCTGGCTCTGTTTTTTCTTTCTCTGCAGAAACTTTTTCAAAATATGGCGGTTTTTCCTGCTGCTTATCCACAAATGTATCTGTTTCCTGCACATTTCCTGTGGAATCTGCCTTATTATTGCCGTTTTCCGGTAAATACTCCGGATGATTAAGCACGCTGTCCTGCCCTGGTATCTGCTCCTCTTCCGCATTCTCTTCTACCGGCTGTGGCTTAGGTTTCTCAATCTTGGCTTTCTGCACCTTCTTTTCTTTCCTCTGCACTGGCTTTTCCTGTTGCACCGGTGCAATTTCTGCTTTTTTCGGATATTCCTCTTGATAGATGCTCGTCCACGCCTTAGCCGGATCTTCTGTATCCACTGCCATGTTAAATATATTTATCACAGCTTCCGCAATGTCCTCTATGTTCCACTCTGTCTTATCCATGCTTCGCACATTGGTTATCGTTATTCTTCCAGAGTCTGCCTTGATACTTAGCATAAGGCGGCCAACGCCCTGCAGGCGCACTGAATATATCATTTCTCCTGTAGGAGCTAATATATCTATCAGCTCCCCTGTCTCATATGATGATGTATGTATCTTCATAAACAGCTCCGGATTGTCATGAAACAGCTGATGAAGAACCTGTTCAAGCTCATTAAGTTCTTTCACTCTTTCATCTTTACCCTCGATCAAAACCTCTATGTCAGATATCTTCTTTTCCTCATCGATTTCCTTCTTAATGTCCTCTATTTCAGATTTAGAATAATCCGGGGATATTTCCTCTATGATTTCATCTGGCATATTAAGCATTAAAGCAAGTTTGGCATATCCAAATCCTTTATACTTATCCTCCAGGGTAGAATCATCTTCTTTACTTCCAAATCTCTCATTTATAGCAATAAATCTGGACACCTGTGTCTTATCCAAACCATATCTTGTTTTAGCATAATCAATTACATTGGCATACGGTGTATCCTTAAGAATATCTGTATCTCTGGCCACTTTTAAAAGATAGCCTATTCTTATAAAGCTTTCCGCACTCTTACTAAATTCTGTATCCAATGCCTGCTGCCACTCATCAAATGTTCCTGTAGGTATTATCTCTATCATATTTTGCTTCTCCTTCTGCTAAATTGCCTGCATAAAATCCGCTTCCAGAACATCCGCAAGTAACTGTCCAGCCAACTTACCACGCCATACCTTCTTCTGTTCCTCTCTCAGCTTCTTATACTCTTCCTTACGCTTTTTATCTGCTTTTATTCCCTGCTTTATTTCTTCCGCATTCATAACCTGCTTAAAATGCTCCATAAATTCATATAGAAATGGTATTGCTGGCTCAAGGTCTGGGTTCTGATTGTCTCCAGTTGTTCTTTTCTGCCTTATGTTTCCGGAAGCCTCTACTTCAAGTGTGTACCAAGGCATATCTTTCTGGTTAGTCTTCCTCAAAAAAAACGGATATGCTTCTCTCTGCTGGATCCTGTCGTAGTAAAAATCTGCATGGTCCATACAATGATTTAATGCTATCCCTTCTCGAACCATATCCTCTATACATACAGGTGCTACAACCGAATATTCGTTATTGCTGTATTCATACTTCTTTAAATCTGGCAGAATCTTATTGCACAATGGCCATTCTTTTTCTAACTTTTCCGTCTGATCCTTTATAGATGTTCCACGAGAAAATAATATTGCATTCATATGTGCCTGTTCGAGATTCTTCGGCATAGAAATCTGCGTGCTGGCAATATTCCATTTATTTTGTTCTGCAAGGCAATAATAATCCCTGTATGTAATAAATGTCTGTTTAAAGGTCTCTCCGCTTAATATCTGCTGCCGTCTTATGTAGTTGTATACTTTCAGATATTTTATTGGCTTAGGTAGAAAATTAAGTTCACTTATTTTTATTTCGTTTTGCCCGAATTCAGATATCATGCTATCTGGCCATATTGTATTTACCATCTTTTCATATTGCATCCACCTCAGTGTCATAATTGTAGGTGTCATCTCTTTTAATCTTTTTAAGCGCGCGTTATCGATTTTAAGCATCTTGGCTAATTCTGTTTCATTTTGATTCAGAAGTTTTTTATCATAACAACTTTTAATCATTTCACTAGCTAAACCTTGAAGATTAATTTTCATAAGCTTTTCTACAACAGGGTTTCCTTTTTCAATATATAAATATCTCGCTGGATTGCATGGAAGATTTGTCCACAAGTCAATCGCACTGTTTCTTAATACTGTCTTCTTTAAAGAACTTAGATTTCTGGTGTAAAGTTTATTCTTTTTCCTGTAGTACTCATATGGCAATGCACTTTCCTGCTTGCAAAATCGCATATATTTATTCTTATACGCTGTGTATACATATGTTGCAATTCTGCCATCAGCATACATGAAGGTTCTCTGACATTCACGAAAGCTCCAATCCGGCTTGTTATATGTAGCATTCCTGTATGCCGAACTGACTTCGTATTCCCTAATAATCACACCATTCTTAATTTTCTGAATGCAGTATGTATTTACTGTCCGTGTATATAAACCTTTTATCTTACTCCTGAGCTTAAATATAATTTTCTTATGACAGCAGGGACACTTGCCTTCTTGATTTCTTTTTGGTTTTATAAGTGGAACTTCCTTTTCGCAATAAGAACAGTATCCGGTAGAACTATGAATACTTTCATAAAAAATAAAATTTTCTTCCATTGCATCATGCTTGGACCATCTTTCAAATCCAGGCAAAATAGACGGAGTAAGTGCCAACTCTTCATCCCACGGCTCTTGTTCTTTCTTCTCAATTCTTTTAATATCACGTAAATTGCAGCGGTGCTGATATTCTATTAATCCTTCAATCCCGTTTCTATTGGTATTTAAAAATTGTTTTATTTCATCTTTACCGCTATAGCTTTGCCAGATTGTTTTCTTTCTAATTTTAACATCCGGTTCGTAGTCGAAGAATCTTATTGTATTAATTCTATTTAAGTTACATACCTGTGTTTTTGTCCATCTTATCTCTCTTCCATCTGAAGAATCTCTTTCTCTTGTAATGTATTCATCTCCAGCAGGATTGCAGTAGATTTCATAAGTTGGATACTTAAAGCCTTTTGCAACATCCCTAGGAAAAAACATTGCTATCATCAGAATTTTCCCTCGACTCTGACATCTAATCATTAAGTCGTATTTCGTGCTGTATGTATATGTACGCCAGCTATATTTATATATAATCGGATTATCAAGTTTATTTTCTTGTGCAATCCTTTTCATTGCTGGTGTCGCATATATCCGTTTTAGTGTTCTTAATTCTTTTCTTCGCATATGGCAACACCCCGCAATCCATAATATTTATTTGCCTTTATAATTGTGCCGTCTACATATAATGCCTGAATATGTTCAATTTCCCGACTGTGTTTTTTCTCTTCTATCAGAAATATATAAGAACCTTTAACGCCCTTGCCTTTCGGTTTTTTACCTCTTACTATAATAAAATCTCCTCTTGTATTTACTATCCCTGCATTGTCATTAAGATGTGTTGCTTTTTCTTCTCTATCTGGATGCTTTCTAATATACTCACATGCCATAACTGCAAGCTGTATTCTGCTTATTTCTTTCAGAAGTGTAATTTCCGTACAGGACATTCTTGTGCCACTTCCGTCCTGATTAATTTCTCCACCAGCTTCTACAATAAAAAATCTAGAATTCATTCCGCTGTAATAACCTAATGCGCATAATGGGTTTTCAGCACAATGAAAACCGTTATGTGCACATTTAGCCTCATTTTCTTTATATGTTTTTCCTGGTTCATATTGCATAATGCCTTTCCCAAGAGTGGCGCATAAGTCTGAATCAAATGCTTTAATTGCTCTCATATATACCTCCTATTTCAGATAATATTCATTGCACATTTTCTTAATCTCAGTTCTGTTAGGAATACCAAGATAAACCGGTCCTCTCATGTTTTCTTTACCGTCTTTTACCTTTGTAATTTCAATTATTTTATTGCTTATAAGTTCTTTAGTATCAAACGCTCTTGCCAACACCTTACTCATAAATACTTTAAGACTCTTGTCTTTACGTCTGACTGCTGCCCTTACTTTTTCATCATTAGTGCACACATCAATTACTATGTCATACCAATCTTCTAAGACGCCTTTAATTTCAAGATCTGTTTTTTCAATTTTTAATTTTCCCAGTGCCGCCATAAGCGGATTGCACAGTTCTGTCACATCTCCTGCTATATAATCCTCGGCATCAGCCGAATCAAGGCCATTCTCTCTTGCTATATCTCTTACAGCCTGTGTGTCTCCCTGCGCAAGCTGTGCGGCTGCTGCCTTGTTAATCTCTTCTGCACTATCAAACTCTCCAAACACTTCAAACATATTGTGTCCTCCTACAAATAATTTTTCATGAATAACTGCATCCACTCACTATGACTGAATACCTGTTCAAATCTCGTTTGACCTGCTCTTATGAGCTTTAAGTCTGTTTCCCTGCATTTATGTACAGCTTCCTTGCCCGTTCTGTGATGTTCTGGACACAGCCACACCTTTAAACCGTAATGCTCTGATATCTTTCTGTTTGCCGTTCCATGCATTATGTGATGGCACTCAAGCCCACCAGATGGAAGCGGTCTGAAAATGTTATTCTGCGTCATTATCTGCCGGCATATATAACATTCTTTTATGTCCTGCATTATGCTTTCCATGTCTCTCCTTTCCCCGCCCTGCGCACAGGGCGGAACTGCTGCCAGATTTTGCTGTGTGATATATTCTTAACCGCGTATATGGATAAGTATGTAGATACTTTCGGAGTAAAATGTTACTCCCATTCTGATTTTATGCGGCTTTGCGCCATTATGAGTTATATATTGTCTACCTCTGGATGCTGGCATACATATAACTGTCTCTCCAGTTTTGCTATCTCTCCGCCAAGTATCGTAAGATTAGTAACCTTGATACTTGTTTCATCTGCCGTTTTACAAGACGGCATCATATACGCCGCTTTTCTTAGCCACTTAAGCCGTTCCAGCTCTTTTTTTATCTTTATCTCGTCCATTCCATCTCCATCTTCTTAAGCTCATATTCCATCCACTTTGTAAAATCATGCGACTCATCCGACCAGCTTATAACATGTCCGCGGCTCACATTCAGGTACTGCTGCCACAAATCCGCATTCTTTACCGGCTTACCTGTCTTTTTCTTCCAACCGTCCTTTTCCCACTGTTGTGGCCAAGCATTTCTACAACTGTTTAACACATGCTCACATTCTGTATTTATGCGTATTTCACAGTTTTCATGGAAACGCATAAGTGCATGTATTATTGCCTGCAAAGCCGCCTGATTCTCTGTTACATTCTCCAGCACGCCTTTGCCATTACGGACAAACTCCTTGCCGTTAATAACTATCTTTAAGACATACATGTACGCGGCATGCTTACGGATTGCTGGTCCTCTAGCTGTCGTTTGGATGTATATATCTACCTTTTGCATCTCTCTTTCTCCAATCCCGGAGTCTTGCCGTTATATAGAACATCCCATTAACTCCGTTGTAATATACCTGCGATTCCAGAAGAGAATATTCTGGATGCCAGGCTTGTATCTCTGCTTCCCTTGCAGCCTTATCTCTTACAAATGTGTCTATATATTTGCTTACAGGAACATACCGCCCATTTCCGCCCTTTCTCTTAGAACGAACCTTACGAACTCTGAATTGTCTAAGTCCTGTGGAGCAGTTCCACCGCTTCTCATTTTTCTGTCGGTGCTTGTCCTTTGTTATGTATTTAGCCATTCCTACAAGACCATAAGCATCTTCCTCAAGTCGCTTTGACTGGGAACGGTCTCCCAGCTTCCACAACTTCTCGCATACGTCTCTGTCAAGAAGCCCGTCCATAATCACATGATGATGCCAGCGTATCTTTGCGTCAGGATCATGTTCTGTAACATATATGTACTTGGCTTTAGGCAAGCCCAGCTTCTTGCGTCTGTAATTAATTCGCCGGATGTAATTAGTCATATTCTTTACAGCCTCATCCCAGCATGCTGGCTCATTCCCTTCTGCATATGTAAGCGTCATCCATATATCATCATTTGTGAAATTCTCTATAATCAGTCTTCCACAATATTTAATGGCATTCTTATTGTTCAGGTTTCTCTGAGTTTCTTTATCCCTAATTCTCCCTTCTTCCGGAATGTCCTCTTTCCTGGTGAACTCTGGATATATTTCTATCTCAAGTTGATTACCTGCCCGAATCTCCTTACATGTGTAGACGCACCTGTATTTGGTCTTCAGCATGTACTCCATGAAGACCTCATTCATATCTTCTACAGATTTATCAATTGCCGCTTCATAGTCATAGGGAATGTACCTTGTACCTCTTCTTTTCATGTACACCCCTTTTTAACAATCTTTGTTTCGTAGACTTGTTAATATTCATTACAAGCCCAAGAAAAAAGACCATTTTATTATTTTTTCTTGATGTACTTGAACATTTCTGATACAATAATATTGTTATATTTGCAGAGCATTTAATGTTCTAAGTACTGAGCCGCTGGTCCAAGCGGCTCTTTTTTATATAGTTGGAAGTCTGTAAGCTCCTTCCGGTACAAAGCTGAATATCTCCAACAATCTCAACCTTGTGTACCATTTGGCAGCCAGCTCCGTGTTACCAATTCGAAGATTCTCATTGATTCTCTTGTTAAATGTGATTATCAATCCTACTCTTCTCATTTTGCCTCCTTACTACGGACATACCCCATTGCACTAAGAGCCTGCTCATTGAGGCGCTGTCCGTATTCTTTTTTTGTATTTTTATCAAGTTCTGAAAAATCAATCACTTTCTCTCCCTCAATAATTTTTATAACTATATTCATCAGTTCACCTCATGCCCTTTTATGTTTTATATGCTACTTACGCTTTTTAGGTTCATGGCATAATACCAATATTGTTATGCAGATAATTGCTGTTATCGCTACTGCTGTATAATTCACTCTCTCACCTCCTCGAATAGATAATGTCACATATCGTGTCATTATTAATCAAAAAAAATAGACTGAACCGACTTTCCATAATACTGTGCCAGTTTAATCTTTATAGAATCTCTTGGGATTCTTTCGCCACATTCATACATAGACAAAGCCGAATCACTTATGCCTATTGCTTTCGCAACTTCACTCTGTGGCTTATTTCCTCTTAACATTGTTAACCTGTTGCCTATTTCCTTGGGTTGCAAATTATCACTCCTTTCATGCCACATTTTGTGGCTCAACTGTAATATATCACTTGCCACATATCGTGTCAACACATTTTGTGGAATTTTTCTTGATTTTTCCACATTTCGTGTTATTATATATTTAAAGTAGCATAAGGAGTTGAATTATATGGGTGATTTTCCTAACATATTCAGAAAAATAAGAGAACAAAGTGGACTTACTCAGCAGCAAATGGCTGATAAACTTGGTGTATCCAGAAGCGCTATTGGAATGTATGAAAATGGTGAAAGAGAACCGAATTTTGAAACTTTGGAATTAATTGCTGATACATTTAATGTTGATATGAACTATTTACTAGGCAAAAAACCTACTACTGAGGTTATTCCTGATAGGTATTACCTTGATGATGATGCCAGAGATATGGCTCAATTTATGTATGAGAATCCTGAATACAAAGTTCTCTTTGACGCTTCTCGCAAGGTTAAGAAAGAAGATATCGACTTTGTTAAGCAAATGATAGATAGAATGTCAAATAAAGGGGATGATTAATATTACTACTAATGTTATTTACGCAGATATGCCTCCTACAATAAAGGCATACACTGTTAATAATAATGATGATTCTTTTACAATCGTGCTTAATTCTCGGCTAAACCGAGAACAACATCTTAAATCATATCATCACGAATTAACACACATTGAAAATGGAGATTATGACAGACAGTGCAAAGATGTTGATTTTGTTGAAATCTTTGCACACCAGAATTAATGGAGAAAAATTATGGCATTATTTAAAAGGCATCTTAACAGTGCTTCAATAACTACATATGATGCTATCATCAAAGTATGCATTAATGATACTATTGATGGTAACCCATCATATTACGCACTTCAGCGAATGGCTACAGCGTTTAAGAAAAATAAGCAAATGGACTTAGCCATTGCATGTTTACGCCGTTCTAACGAATTATCTGATGCATATGATAAACCGCCTTTATTGGAAAAGGATTATTTGCGTTTGATTAAATTCTTGCAACAAAATAATGAAAACGATGTGGCTGAATTAGAATTTAAAAATATATGCAAACGCCATCCTGAATTTGCAGACAAACGAATTTCTAACTTATTAAGAATAAATGAAGAATTAAAAAAAGCTAGACGATGGAAATGTGATACTGTATTTCTATCAACTAACAAGACTTGTCCTGTATGTTCTAAATACAATAATAAAAAATTTTCTATTAAAGGCAACAAATATCCAAGACTTCCAGCAGAAATTATTAAAAATGGAGGCTTTGACAAAAATTGCATAATAACTTTAACAGTAGATGTTGCAGATTCGTTATAATATGTAAAGAGAGGATATAACATTGACATATGGAAGATGTGAAATACTTAGCTGGCCAGATTTCAGCAATGAAATACATGCTCTGCCAGATCAGATAGCAAAACAAGATGCAGCAATGACTTACGCTGGGAGTTTCTATATAGATAAAAAGTTGGCTACAGGTCGCTTCGAGAAATGCGAAGCAGATTTAAGGCATTGTACCTGTCCTAGCTTTATAAAAGATAAGCTTCCTTGCAAGCATATGTATCTAATAGCATTTTATTCCGGAGCTATTAGGATAAATAGATTTTTACACTTTACAAAATAATATATGAGTGAAAAAGAACAGTTATTACAATTAATTGAAAAAGTACCTGATTACAAGATTGGATATATATTAGCTTTTGTAAAGGGGCTTTTAGCTTGCTGATTTCTTTGAAAGCTTTGCACATGGATTATAAATTACAATATAACGCTATAAATTAAAATATATTGGTATACTTGACAAGACTTTTGGATATGATATAATGTCACTTGTAATTAGTGAATGACTGCTGGGCGGTCGCGGGAGAGTCTTGGAATTGTATTCCAAGGCTCTTTTTGCATATAAGGAGAAATATATGATTGATATACCTTTTTCATCAATTGATGAGCAGATTAAAAAACTTTTATCACAAAATTTAATTATAGATGATATTGATTATGCTAAATTCAAATTAGAATTATTTGGTTATTCGAATCTCATTAAAAGTTACAGAGAACCTTATGTAATCAAAACGGATACATCTATACAATATCGTTCAGGTGTAACATTTGAGCAAATTCATTCTCTATATATGTTAGATAAGAATCTTCGTAATTCTGTTATGTCAGCAATGCAGGATTTGGAAGAACATATAAAAGAGACTGCTGCCAGCGTCGTAGCTGAAACCTTTGGTACTAATGAAGAAAATTACCTGGATTACAGAAACTACAGAAATAAAAAGAAACGAAAGAAAAGATTTACTCTACCAGGTATACTTGATACATTAAAAAAGACTCTTGATACAGATAAAAATCCAATATCACATTATGCTGAAAAATACGGCAATGTTCCACCTTGGATTCTTTTTAAAAGCATTTATTTTAGCACAATTATTAATTTCATTGACTTATTTAAAAAAGACGAATTGGTTAAGCTTGCTCATAAACTATATAGTGACGATTTAGATATGTCTGATGAAGAATTATGTACATTAATGATGGATACATTATTTATATGTTTGGATTACAGAAATACCGCTGCCCATGGAGGACGCATTTATAATCATAAATGCAGTTATACCCTTCGCAAAGAAAAGATATTTGTCAATGGCATTGAACCTACCCCACCTGGTTTTAGTCAATTATTGTTTTTATTAAGTTTGATGGATTATAAAAGTCCTTATCTCTTTCTCCTCAAATCGTTAGAGATACAGATTAACAAACACTGCGGTAATTTCCCTCAAGATACAACATATTTAGGTCAGATACTTAATATGAATATTGTACCTCACGATATAGTGTATGTAACCAATAATAGCAATAAATATCATTCTATTAACCACTGCAGTGGAATAAAAGATGCCTTCGAAATTGATACGGAGGAAGCAATAGAAAAGGGATATGTACCTTGCAAACGATGTGTTAAAAAATAAATTACCATCCCGCTGACTTCACCGAGATGGTCCGACAAAATAAATAAAAGCCCCTGTGCTGGAACACAAGAGCTTTTACTACGATACTTACATAAGCAGTGCCTATGATATAATACCGCCCTAGACAAGCTATATTATATCATTCCGAACACCGCTTTTGCAAGTAGGTGTATTTTTTATACCCATTTTTACTGTTGCACTGGTGCAACTCGCATATATTTTACAGAAAGGATGGTTAATATGGCTGCAAATATTGCAAACATGAAAGTAGCATGTGCTTATATTCGTGTATCTACAGACAAGCAAGAAGAACTCTCTCCTGATGCACAAAAGCGGCTCCTGATAGATTATGCTAAAAAACATAATATGTCTCTTCTTGCTGAAAATATTTATATAGACAATGGTATCTCTGGAAAAAAAGCTGATAAGCGACCTGAATTTATGAAAATGATTAGTCTTGCCAAAAGCAAGGAACACCCTTTCGATATTATTCTTGTTTGGAAATTCAGCAGATTTGCCCGCAATCAGGAAGAATCTATTGTTTATAAGTCATTGTTAAAAAAGAACAATGTAGAGGTCGTAAGTATATCAGAACCACTCATCGACGGTCCTTTTGGAAGCCTCATTGAAAGAATAATTGAATGGATGGACGAATATTATTCTATCCGTCTATCTGGTGAAGTTTTAAGGGGTATGACTGAAAAAGCTCTAAGAGGTGGTTACCAATCCTCTCTTCCTCTTGGTTACAAAATGAATAAGGATACCGGCATACCTTACATATATGAGGATGAAGCTATTATTGTAAAAAAGATATATAACGACTATATTTCAGGTCACAGTTACTTAGAGATTGCCAGGGAGCTTAATGCTCTGGGATATACAACAAAGCGAGGTGCAGCATTTGAAGGTCGTACTGTTGAATACATTTTAAGCAATCCATTTTACTACGGTGCTATTCGCTGGAATCGTCAGAAGCATGATGACCATACTATCAAAGATATTAGTGAGTGGATTATCGTTATGGGCAAACATCCAGCTATTATTGATAAAGAAACATGGGACGAGGTGCAGCACCTTATGGCTTTAAGAAGCCGTCCATACAAAGCAAGAGCTGCAGGGCACATGAAACACTGGCTTGGTGGCATTGTAAAATGTTCAGACTGTGGAGCTTCTCTTATGGCCGGTCTTAATGCTACAAGATATCAGTGTGGTAATTACAATAAAGGGAAATGTTCACACAGCCACTACATTAAAACTGCTGCCCTTGAGCAAGCCATATATGAAGCATTTGAGCGTGTTTTAGATGGTAGCATGGATTTACACTATGAGTTAAAGAAATCTCCAAATGATGGTAATACAACAGACAGAGACATGATTCTAAACCAGATATCTAAACTTGGCGATAAGGAAGCCAGAATAAAGCAAGCATATAGAGATGGCATTGATACCATAGAAGAGTATAAAGAAAATAAACAGCTAATCGAAAATGAGAGAAAATCATTGGAAGCACAGCTTGATTCTCTTAAAACATCTGAAGATGATTTATCTAGTGAAATGCTGCAGAATATAACATCCGTTCTAAGCATCATTAAGGATACTTCTAAAGATACATTAACCAGGGCTAATGCTATTAGGAGCGTTGTGGATCATTGTGTCTACGATAAGGAAAATGATAGGCTGGAAGTATATTTCTTTTTACAAAAATAGAAGGGAATAATCCCTTCTATTTTTAATTAATATTATATATTTTCCACAATGTATCTATTAAAAAGCAAAAATTCTTATTCACATTTTTTGCTTGTTCTAATGCTGTTAATTACAGGTATTGCTATTTCCTGCATTACCTGTTTTAGCTCATCCTGTGTAGCTTTTTTCTCCTGTGCTTCAACAAGATTTACTACCCCGTTAGGAACAGTGCAATCATATTCCATCGAATATAAAATAATTGCCTCATAGAATTTAGAGACGTCCACTGTTTCTACTGCAAATTGGATTTTATGTAGCAATGCTACCTCCTTTGCCTGCTCTTCATTAAGCAT